TATCCGACACCGCTGCCGTCTTTCGGCGCGCTAACCTGGCTGCTTTTCCCCTTCAGCACGCTGGATGCCCTTAGGGTCACCGTAAAGGAGCGCCGAGAAGCTCTAGCTAACGCAAATAGCAAGGCAAAACCGGTCGCTAACGTGGCCGAGACGGTGTCTAAGCGGTCTAACGCGGCTAACCCACCCGCTAACGCTAACTCGGCGTCTGATGCTGCTAACGACAACGTTGTCCCATGGGACCAGACTCCTGCTAGGGTGGTCCGGACATGGGCGAGGGAGCAAGGCATTGAGGTGAGCGATCGGGCGAGGATTTCACGGGATCTACGCGATCGCTACCATGTCGCTAATGGGAGCAGCCGATGATTACCATTATCCTGTCAGGACTCCTGGCGCATGTGCCGCTGGGTATCCAGATCTTCTGGATTTACCCGGTGTATTATCTCGCGGTCGCTACGGCGATATGCGCAGGCTATCTTCAGGAACTGATTGGTCGCTGGAAAGGTCATGGCAGCAAGCTTCACCACCTGCTATATGACTATCACACCGGACGGTACCTGGCACGCCGAAGAGCGTACAAGGGCGAGAAGGGATTTGATCGGGGCATTGGCCTGAACGATCGGACCGGCCCAGATGGCCGAGCTGTATTCTGGGGCAACCTTAAACGCTGGCAGCGTGCCCTGCGAAACAACGCGATCGGAGCTGCGCTTGTCTCAGCGATAAACGGACTGCTTATCGACCCGGCTGATACTGTCCGAGCCACGACAGCCCTTGTCTGCTTCCTAGCCGTCATGTTCATCATAGTCAAGACAAGGAACAAGCGAGCTATCCTGGCTACCAGGTCTGCTCTGCTACCGGCAGCAGCGGCAACGATTGTCGTGCGTCCTAAATGGACGCTAAACAAGGCAGAACGAGAGATGGTCAAGCCGGAGAAGGAGAGGCTGAAGCTGAAAATTGAGAAGCCGGAACTCAAGAGCGAGGTACCAAATAGGATCCTGGCTACCTTGCTGGCTGGCGAGATGAACTGCCAGACAGAGGAGGCATCTCGATGCCTTACCATTGGCAAAGATGGCGGCCAGCTAAGGCTACCCGATAGCTTCCCGGCCCTGCAGCGCCAGCGCGATGTTGTCCAGGAGATCATCCGAACCCACACGACCGGTAAGGTTGCCTTTACCTGGCACACGACGACCAATCCCCGAGTACTCTCGTGGGTGCCAGTCATGTCCGGCCTACCGGCTCGTGCCCTATTCCGCGATCACCTAGCTGAAATCCAGAAATGTCCGGCCGGTACGTTCGCGATCGGCATTCAGGAGAACAAGACGGTGTATCGTGCTGACCATAATGGCGACCTACCCTGGCACTGCCGCTCGGCCGGCTCAGGTACAGGCAAGAGTACCGGTTTCCTCGTGAAGGCTGTCCAGATAATCCATAACGACCCCATAGCCGAGTTGTACTGCATTGATACGAAGCAGATTTCTTTCGAGCATCTTAAGGGCATACCCCGCGTGCACGTTCTTGATAACCCGCAGTCCGCGATGAGCGAGATCTGGCATGTGTTCTACAATCTTGAGGGAATTCTACGCGACCGCTATACTGCTGTCCGGGAGAAACGAAACCGGCCCGAGGACTTCCACAACATCTGGCTTCTCGTGGATGAAGGGAACGATCTAAGCGGAAACCTAAAGACCTACTATCATCGGCATATCAAGCGTAGTGGTGATCCGGCTCAGCCCACGATCTGGTCCGAGGCGATTGCGCCGCTACTCCGGCTAGGACGCCAGGCCAATATCCGGGGTGAGTTTATGCTCCAGGACATCACCGACCGGGCGCTGGGCGGCGAAAGTCTCAAGGCTGCCTTCTCGGTGTACGGGATGGCTGGCTGGACAAAGCAGCAGTGGGAACGTACAATTGGGTCGGGACCGCCGCCACGCCAGACCGGACCTGGAAAGATCCTGATGGTCCGTGGAAATGAACAGGCATGGGTGCAGGGTTTCTACGATGATCCACAGTACCTACGCGACTACGCACTTAACGGAAGGAACGGCAATGACTAACTGGCTCAAGAAGGCGGTAAGCACGGCACAATGCTCCCCGGCCCTACTGATTCTCGGGGTGTTCGCAGTGTTCATGTATGTCTGCTGGCGTTACTACGCCGTCATTATCCAGACAATCGTGATTGCCGGGATCGCAATCGCGTCGGTAGGGATCGGTACGTTCATTGGCTGGGCAGTCCTTACGGCATATCGCCGGAGTCACCAGGACAGGGAAGTTATGCCGCCGAGTGAACTGGAGATCGAGGCTGACATCCTGGAGCAGTCCGACACCGAGGTTCGCTGGACCGAGGATGGCAGCCTTGAGGTTACTCGGAAGCCGGACTGACTGAAAACTTTCGTTAGCTAGGCTAACGTCAGTGACTGTTTTTGAATAATGGCGAACAGAAACTGCGCAGGTAACTACCGCTAACTGGGGTCCAGACCAGCCTACGGCAATCCTAGCCACATACAGGAGGTAGTCCGAATGTGGCCACTTCTAGGCCTGGCTGTCCCGATCGTTCACCTGCTGGTGCAGCACCGTCCGGGCAGCGTCCACAGCCAGGCACACCGACGGGCCAGCCAAGCTCACCGCCTAGTCGTCAACGTGGCGTGGTTTGTCTACCTTGGTGCAATATTGTTTACAGTTTTTCTGGTCCAGGGGTAGCGCTTCCGTTAGTGTTCGCGTATACTGTAGCTGTAAGGCCCAGAGACCCAGAAGAGAAGGCGAACTCCATGAAGTGCGGAAACTGTCACCAGCCCCACGAGACCGTTACCGAAGTCAGGTCCTGCTACGGCCAGACCAGCCAGCCTGACCATTCCTCCAGCGCCCGTCAGTTCGGTGCTCCGGCGACCGAGAAGCAGCGTGATTTCCTCAGCAAGCTTCTGAAGGAGCGCGGCCAGGATCAGCTCGGTCCCAAGGATCACAACATGACGAAGCAGCAGGCGTCGGCGATGATCGATTCTCTGCTCAATACCCCAAAGCCAGCCAGCCAGCCGAAGGCAGTTGCTCCTTCCCAGGTCACGCGGGTCAGCGAGCATTACGCGATGATCCCGGAAGGCTACTACGCTACCAAGTCAGCGACCGGCCACAACGACCTTGACTTCTGGAAGGTCACCAGGCCGACCCAGGGCAAGTGGAAAGGCTACCTGTTCGTCAACCGGATCATCGGTGGCCGGTCAGCCACCCCGGTTAAGGGCTCGACCAAGATGCAGGCGCTAGAGGCCATCAAGACGGCAAGCCCGGAGACGGCGATGGCGCTGTACGGCCAGACCCTCGGTTACTGCGGACGGTGCGGTCGTTCCCTGACTGACGAGACCTCTCGCGCTCTGGGAATCGGTCCGGTCTGCAGGAACAAGTGAACGAACGAAAGTCTGCGAACGACAAGCCGATTAGATTCCGGGTTGTCGTTCGCAGGCGTAACGGCAGGTTTGTCCGGTCGCATTCAGTCCCGTCACGATACGCCGCTAAAATGAAAATAGATGAGCTAGAGGAAAAGTACAAGGATACCGATTTCTCAATCGAGATAGAGGATGGCCCGAGCAGATGAGCAGCAAAGAGAAGCGGCTGGCCCGACACGCTCGCTATAACAGGAGCATAAAGGGTGCAGCCCGTTATAAGCGATATGAAGACAAGCATCCGGAACGCAAGGAACGCTGGTCTCCGCTAATGCTCCAGAAGGCACGAGACAAGAGGTAGCCATGTCAAGAAACGACGACGTAGCAAACTGGATACGAGCCCAGGGAAGAACCGGTAGCTATACCAACGCGAGTATTGCGAAATCACTAAATCTTACCCTGGGGCAGATACACTCAGCCCGGAGCAAGATTACCCGGCAGGAGGATGACATCCGGCCAGTGAGTCCGTCGGCCATGGAATTCCATCCGGGCTGGAAGGAAGAATTCCCAGAGGAATGGGAGGCCTGGCAGCTCAGCGGCGATCCGGAAACCCGGAACGAGCAGCCGCAGAAGGGAAAGGAGGTCCTGCCGAACGTCATCGGGCCGATGACCATTCTTAACAACGTGGACATTGTACATGTCCAGCCAGGTAAGGTTATCGTTATCCACACCGACGGATCTGAGACCAGGTTCGTTGGCAAGCTCATGAGGAGACAGTTATGCCGCAGGTATTCGATCAGTCCGCACTCGACCAGTTTACCAAGTTCGTCCAGAAGACCGATACCCTCATGCTGGAATGCCGCTACGGCAGGAAGCATCGCTGGTATCCGCTGAGCGACAGCAAGCACACCGACATCCTGCCGACCGAGACGCAGGGTGTCTACCAAATCGAGACTGACTGTGAGTTCTGCGCGGCGCACCTGGTTCGGCTAAGCCGGTCCGGCTATATGGACGAGGAGGTCCGGCCGCACATAACCTACCCGTCCGGCTACATGGCACCAGCTGGTAGCTCGGCTGTCGACTACAGTGACAAGCGGGCAGTAGTCGAGCGGGAGCTGATTGGTCGTCGCGGAGAACAGCCGCACAAGACCCGCGCCAGGAGGTAGCCTTCCGGCCTACAGTACGCTATACTGTAGGTGGTGGAGGCGATCATGAAGAACCAAGACGAGAAGGCGATCCGGGCGAATGCAAACCAGGCGTTCGTCCGGGATCTTCTGGCCCAGAGGCAGCCCGTGCTAGCTGAGGTACTTGACACGCTAGTCCGTACGTTCGTTCCGGCCAGCGTAATCCCAGCTCGTGAGTACGAGCCTGGTTACGACGCCGAGCGTGAGCTACAGGACTGGATGAACAGCATGCGTACCAGGAGGAACCGACCATGAGCAGTCACGTCGTGACGGTCACTAGGATCGAGGAGCTTGAATCATGAGCGTCCTGAGTCATACTGACGGCAAGCGGATCCTGGTTAAGTTTGACTACAGCCGAGATCTAGTCGCCAAGATCAAGACGGTGCCCGGAGCCCGGCCGCATTACATCGACAACAAGTTTGATGCCTGGCGGCTACCGCTCACGATGGATACCTGCCGGTCTCTCCGGAAGGTATTCGGCAATGACCTACTTGTCAGCGAAGCGCTAGCCGACTGGGCCAGAGGCCAGCTAATTACCCAGCAGACGCTGGAGAATTTCCGGGAGGGGAACGGCACCGTTTTGCTACCGCGCGTCGAGTCCGAGGCGCCAGAGCTATTCGCCGCCATGTCGACTCGGCACTATCAGCTGGCCGGTACTGCATTCATCAGGAAGGCCGGCCAGGTCATCCTAGCAGACGATCCCGGCCTGGGCAAGACGCTCCAGACGCTCGGCGCGCTAATCGAGGCCGACGCTAGGACAATTCTCGTGGCCTGTCGTCGTACCGCTACCCGTACTGTCTGGGAGCGCGAGACAGCCCGCTGGGCTCCGTCAATACAGACTTTCGTAGCGCAGGGCAGCCCAGTTGAGCGCGAAAGGGCTATGGCGAACTTCGAATTCGGTTTTAACCAGCTGGTTAACAAGCCGAGGATGCTCATTATCAACATCGAGATGGTCAGGGCGAAGCGGATTGTAATCTGCCCGCAGGGTCTGGGGGATGACTGCCCAGCATACAAGGTAGGCCAGTGCAACCACAAGTACGAGGCCGAGTACACCTGGCCGTTCCTGTTTAGGCAGAATTGGGACGCGATCGTCTTTGATGAGAGCCATAATCTGCTAGCCTCAACAAAGAATGTCCAGTCAAAGGGAATCACTCAGGCTCGTTACGGTGCAATGAGCCTACGAAAGCAGCTTAAGCCGAACGGACTCGCGATCGCCCTATCGGGCACGCCGTTCCGGTCCAAGCTGACTAAGGGCTGGGGCACGCTTAACTGGTGCAGGCCGGATGTGTTTGGTAGCTTCTGGCGCTGGGCCGAGACACACTTTGGCGTCGAGCAGGGCACATGGGGCAAGGAGATCGCCGGCGGAGCCAAGGTTCCTGAGCCAAAGAACCAGGCAGCCTGGGACGCTATGCTCCGGCCGTATTACCTCCGGCGCGAGAAGGCCGACGCTGCGCCTGACCTGCCGCCAATCTTCTACGCCGGTACGCCTGTAACGGAAGACCCGGACAGCCCCTGCTATGTTCAGCTAGACATGGAGCCGAGGCAGGCTAAGGCATATCGGCAGATGGCAGAGGATGCCGAGGCTGTGATTGAGGGTGGCCGTATTATGGCTGTGGGGGTCCTAGCTGAGCTAACTCGTCAGCGTCAGCTAGCGTGCGCCTACGGCCGTCTCGGTCGCACCCGGAGCGAGATGGAGCCAACCCTCCCGTCGAACAAGATGGATTGGCTCGTTGAGTTCATGCAGGAGCGTGAGGGTACCGACAAGAAAGTCGTCGTCGCGAGCAGTTTTACCGAACTGGTCGAGCTGGCCGCCAAGGTCCTCAGGAACGAGGGTTTCGAGGTCCTGACGCTAACTGGGGCCACGAGCGACCAGGCCAGGGCTGACCTAGTGGCCCGGTTCCAGGACCCGAATGACAAGCTTCAGGTAGTCGTGATAAACCGCAAGGCTGGCGGCGAGTCAATCACACTAGATGCGGCAGACGAGATGGTCATTCTTGATCCGCCGTGGATTAGCGACGATGATGAGCAGCTACAAGCCCGTATTCATCGCGTTAGCCGTATTCACCAGGTTACGGTTTACAGGCTCATCAGCGTCGGGACGGTTGAGTCCTGGATCGCAGGCCTTACCGACGGGCAGCGTCTAGCCCTGGCCGGCGCAAATCCGCAGAAGCTTAGTGATCTAGTTAAAGAGGCAACGCTGTGAGTTTCAGGATTCGCGAACTTTCTGCAATAAAGCAGCTTCAGGATAAGTACGGATTCAAGCATGACCGAGCGGAACGGATTCTCGACATAGCCCGCAGATACCAGGTGAATAACGAGCCGGTTCCTGGCGGGTATGTTACCGTTAGGCAATGGCCGGATACAGGCAGATTCTCGATCGAGGAACATGTCGGAAAGGAGCCTGGAAAAGTAGCGCCTGCACCAGCCAGGGACTATAATCAATCTAGTACCCCATCACCACGTAAAAGGAGAGAAACGATGCCACGAGGACGTGCGGCCGCCGCCGTTGCCGAGTCGGCTGAGACCGAGACGGCAACGGACTACACGGTCTACAAGGACAAGGAACCCACCGCCACGATGTCCGACTTTGCCGACTGGATCATCCAGGAGGTCGGCCTTGAGTTCACCAGCAAGCCTGCCGAGGCAGCGTTCCGAGATGGAGTGCGGCTCGGCGGAACCTTGCGGATGGAATTCCAGCGGTCGGACTTCAACAAGACTCGCCGGGAAGAGCGCAGGGCAGCCAGGGTCGCCGGCAACGGTGCGGCAGAGACGGCCGCTGCCGAGCCCGAGTCGTCCAGCGCAGGCGTCCGTGCGGCCCGTGCCTCCCGGGCAGCCAAGGCCAAGTCTGCGCCTGCCGAGGCAACGCCTGCCGAGCCTGCTGCTCCGGCCAGGCGGCGTGGCCGCCCGGCTGCCAAGCCGACTGCAACTGCCAACGCACCCTACTAGCAGCGTTGCCCTGTAGCTGTGACTGGCCTCCGGCTACGGGGCAGCGTCAAGCGTCCTGCCCGGACTCTGCAGAGCAATGCCGTGAGACACCGGCTTCCGGGCAGGATTCTGACCTTAGGAAGGCGAAATGGAAAAATTCTGGATTTTCCAGTATCTAATTGACATTGTGATCATGCTGAACCTGCTCTTCCTCAGCAGGAAATAATGACAGCAAACAGCCTCCCGATTGTCCACACGAGCGAGCGTTCAGCAATCAACCGATGTGTCCAGCAATGGTGGTGGCGCTACCGGATGGGCCTGGTGCCAAAACACCGACAGGCTGACGCTTTGTGGTTCGGGATCGGCGTCCACTACGCTCTCGCTGAATGGTATCTCAAGGGGAAGCGGCGTGGCCCGCACCCGGCTGACACATTTATCGCCTGGGCTGGCGACGAAATCGCCTACGCAAAGACGTATCTTGGCGACGGTTATGATGAGCCGGTCTGGGAGGACGCTCGCGAGCTAGGGGTCGCGATGCTTGTTGCCTATGTTGAGCACTGGGGCAGGGATCCGCAATGGCAGATCATCTCCGTTGAACAGCCGTTTTCCGTGCGGGTTGTCCGGGGTGGGCAGCCTATAGCCCTGTTCCGATCCCGCTGGGACGGCGTATTCCGGGATCTCAGTGACGGCCAGATCTACCTGCTCGAGACAAAGACAGCAAGCCAGGTAACGACGGCCTACCTTGAGCTGGACAACCAGGCTGGTAGTTACTGGGCTGTGGCCGGCGCCATCCTTAAGAACAAGGGAATCCTAAAGCCGGGCGAGGAGATCGCCGGCATCCAGTACAACTTTCTCCGGAAGGCAAAGCCTGATCAGCGTCCTAGGAACGATCAGGGTCAGTACCTCAACAAGGACGGCTCGGTATCTCTAAAGCAGCCTCCACCGCTTTTCGTCCGGCCTTCCCCGATTGAGCGCAGCCCAAAGGAACAGGCGACTCAGATGAATCGGCTAGCAGACGAGGTGGCTGTAATGAACGCCTTCCGCGACGGCACGCTACCAATTACCAAGACGCCAACCCGGGATTGTCCACGCTGTGATTTCTGGGACATGTGTAAACTACACGAGCGTGGCGGTACTGCCTGGGAATCCATCGCACGCTCAAACTACATCCAGCGTGATCCATACGAGGAAGACAGAAAGGTTTTTGGGTGAAGAGGACAAGGAGGAACACGCTTCCTCGTAAGTCCAAGCTTATAGGCAAGCTGGCTCGCCTACGGCTACGGCAAGCCAATGTCCCACAAGACATGCCCCAACATGGCCTTCACTACATTCGTCCAGGAAGCATGAAGAAATGACAGTGACGACGTACGTTTACCTGGCAGCTGCATGGGACCGAGCCTTTCAGATGCAGCAGGCTCGAGAAGTCCTGCAGGGATTCGGCTTCGAGAGCACATCGCGCTGGATAGATCAGGCGGTAGCTAGCGGCGTTCCGATAGCGGGCGATACTGGGGTTGGCGACATAAAGAAGGCTGCCGTTGCTGCACAGCAGGACATGTCTGATCTACTGGCAGCCGACATCGTTATCGTTTACACCCGAAGCAAGAGCACGACTGGTGGCCGTCATGTCGAGCTGGGCATGGCCCTGGTTGCCGGGAAGAAGATCATCATCATTGGCCCAAGGGAAAACATATTCCAGGCCATGCCAAAGATCGAGCAGTTCACCAGTTTCGCTAAGTATATCGAGCACCTTAGAGTATATCGAGCACCTTAGAAAGGACGGCCATGCCACCGCGCGGAGCACGCAGGACAACGCCAGTCAGGGCGACTAAGGAGGCTCCGGCGATCCTCCAGGCTGCCGAGGTCGATATCGTAGTCGAGGACATGGAGGAATTCGCCAAGAACGAGTCTAAGAACATAGCAATCTACGGACCCAGTGGCGTCGGGAAAACCGTCCTGGCCGGCGGTGCTCCAAATTCGGTGTTCCTTACAACCGAGAAAGGCCTCTCGTCGGCACAGCGGTCCGGCTCAAAGGCAAAGGTTATGCGTGCCTATGACTGGGAACATGTACTGGCCGGCCTAAATAAAGCCGACGAGACTCTGGGCGAGGACGACTGGCTCATCGTAGACTCAGGGACCAAGATGCAGGTTCTGTACATGCGCTGGATTCTTCGGATGCAGAATGCGGCTAACTCGAATCGCAGCCTGGACATCCCGGCCCTTCAGGACCACCAGCAATATCAGAACGGTTTCAAGCGATTCTGCGATCACATCATCGACGCCAGGTACAATTCCATATTCGTGTTCGGCGAGATGGAGATACCGGGCGAAGACGACGAGATGGAGAAAGTACCACATATTGAGGGTGGAAAAACCTATCAGGTATGTCGGTATATCATTGGCCAGTTCGACGTTGGAATACGGTATAGTATAAGTAGGTCCCTGAGCGAACCGGGGCATACCGTCCGGATAGCACTTACCCAGCCTACCGCGAACCACTGGGCTAAGGACAGATACATGGCCCTGGAAGACTGGCAGATAGTCGATCCGGGTGACTATGTGGCAATGGCAGACTTCATCGGGATGATTTACGATTCCCTCGAAGGCAAGGAAGGCGAACAATGATACCAGTCCGCGTCTCGGTAGACGCCAAGCCGACGGTGGCTAGCGGTCGCCGAATGATTCTCGAGCCAGATCATCCGCTATATCATGGCGTATGCACGGTGTGCAACAGGACCCTGGGTGGGCCAGATCCAGGCAGGACAGTCATCCTTATCCTAGCCGGAATTGCACCGGAGGACAGAAAGCCATCAGGGTACACGACCGGATCGGCAATCGCTGTCCATACCCGGTGTGCAGGATTCCCCGATGCCGCCTAGGAAGAAGCCGGAGCCGAAAAAGGAACGGGTAGCGGACGCCTGGCAGATGCTGGCGATGGATTTCGTTAAGCACTGCCAGAAGCGACATGCCGTCACGATGCGGTTCCGGACAAAAGGCGAGCACGCCGCAGACCATCGGCTTCATGCCGACCAGCTAGATCACACCCATGCCGAACAAGAGAAAGAAGTACAAAATGCCGCGCTTGAAAATGAGTGAGTACAACATCAACTTCAAGGAGCTAGACGAGGCCGAGTACAACGAGGACGCCACTTTCACGAACTACGATGGCGAGGTGCCGCCCAAGGGTACCATCCTTCGGATGTTCATCAAGAAGCTGTGGTGGTGCGAAACCCAGAACGGCGACTCGATGATCAAGCTGCTGGCCGAAGCTGCAGACAACGAGGAAGACATCGAGGAGTACAACGGATGCCCCTTCTGGGACAACCTACCGCTGATCACGACCGCGAAGTTCAAGTGGAAGCCATTCCTCGACCACTTCGGCATCACACTCAAGGACATCCAGAAGGGTCCGATCGTTGCAGACGAGGACGACAACGTCGGCGCGCCCATCGAGAAGCTGGGGAATTTCGTCCCGGGCGAGGACAGCGATGCAGCCTGGTGCCGGGCCGTGACGGATCGCGAGAAGTTCAACGGCAGCTGGCAGGCTCGCGTCGGAACCTGGCTGGACTACGAGGACGCCGAGGAGGAGCCGGATCGGGAAGAACAAGAGTCGGAAGAGCCGGCTGAGGAAGAACCTGCCGAGGTCGCTCCCGCGCGTGGTCGTAGGACGGCCGCTAAGGTTCCGGCTAAGCCAGCCAGGACCGCCGCCAAGCCCGCTCCAGCTCGCCAGGCTAAGCCAGCTACGGCCACACGCCGCACCGCTGCCGCCAAGCCTGCCGCTACTGGGCGTGGTCGGCGAGCGGCCGCAGCTCCTGCCAACGACAACGAACCGCCTTTTTAACCAGAAGACGGCGGAAGAGGTCATCGCCCGGCTCAAACGAGAGGTTCAGGAGGCACTGTGGCAAGCCAGCTGGAAAAGCTAACCGAGGAGATTCGGCTTCTCTGCACCGAGAAGGGCTGGAGAGAAGCTGTCACCGGAGCGAGGGAAGGCTACACGTTCCCGGCATACATCGCGCTAGCCCACAGCGAGCTAAGCGAGGCCCTGGAGGCCTATCGCGAGAAGGTCTGGTCCGACACCAACACCAAAGATCCGCTTTCCTCAAAAGTCGGAAAGCCGATCGGTGTCGGGCCGGAGCTAGCCGACGTATTCATTAGAATTCTGGACATGTGCGATATCTGGAATATCGACATCGAGTACGAGGTCAGCCGAGTACTTGCCTATGGCTGGACTCGACCGTATAAGCACGGCGGAAGGCAGCTGTGAAGCATCTGTCGTTCAAGTGCCGGATATACGGCATCAGTCCGCACGAGCCATGCTCGAATTACTGCGACATCAGTCATGAGGAGCTCGGCTCAAGGTTCTGCGATGAAGAATGCGAATGCTGGTGCCACGAACAATTCAGAGGCAAAAGAACAGTTGACATAAAGGTCAACCCGGGGATCCTATGAGCAACAGGCGTAAAATCAGGGAGCTCAACAAGACCAGCGGCCAGTTCCAGCGACCAAAGAAAGATTGGGGCCGCACGGCTCCACTTCGGATTGTCGGCCGGTTTACGAAGGCCGACATAAGGCGCTGGCTAGTCTGGCGCAAGGAAAGGGAAGAAAAGCAATGAATCAAGACAATCCCAATGGTGCATCCCTGGTGATGGACCTGCCTCGGCGCAGTCCTGGACCTTTCTGGCTCAGCAATTACCCGGTGCAGCCTTGAAGGTAATCGTTATCGGTGCCGGTCCGGCCGGACTGGCAGCTGCTCATGCGGCTGTCGGTCTGGACGCCGAAGTCCGAGTAATCGCACCGAAAGTCCAGACACCGCAGCGCGGGCCGATCATGCTCCACCGGCCCATCCCCGGCATCAATACGGAGCAGCCGAATGGGTATGTACGACAGCTCGTGATCGGAGGCTCTATCCTGGACTATCGGCTAAAGCTATATGGTGATGTCAACATCGCGATCAACGGTGACATCCTTGAGCCAGGGTTTCACACCTGGTCTGTTCAGGACGCCTACAACAAGATGTGGAAGCTGTATAGCCCGCTGATTGAGGATCGAAAGGTTTATCGGCATGAAGTAGATCACCTGGTCGTAATGTGTGATCTGGTTGTCATCACCGCACCGGCACCCAGATTGTGTAGGAATCCATACGAGCATGTTTTCGACAGCGCCCCCATCGCGCTATACTTCCATACAAGCTATCCAGATCAGCCGCCGAATACCGTTATCTACAATGCTCGGCCCGACCTGCCCTGGGTTAGGTCTAGTGAGATATTCGGCCACGAGGTTACCGAATACAGGCCGGAAGACACCCTAGGTTTTGACCCTCGTCCAGATCTGATCATTCATAAGCCATTGTCTACGAACTGTAATTGCCATCCGCATGCTTTTAAGACCGGCCGATTCGGCAAGTGGCATAACGAAACCTGGATCGATCATGCATACTACGATACCAGGACCGTTCTTTACAACATGCTACATCAGCACGAATGGGAAGACGTAATATGAGCAATGACGGCTGGGATGAACTGCCAGAAGAAGCAAAAGAGGCCATCCGGAACCGACCCCCGGTCGGGACTTCTGTGTCTCGATACGCCGACGAGGCAATGTTCAAGGCAATACCATTCAAGGACGGCCCGGTTAAGCCAGAGGTCACCCTGCTCTACATGACGCAAGACCCACTGCGGGTTATGGCCGCCGCTAGCGAGATGTACCAGGGTCGGCCGGTTCACGATACCGAGCTTGTCTCTCGGGAGACAGCTCTGGACTGGTTCTACAGCGCAACCAAGAACGTGCTCCAGGCACCCCTGGAATTCATCGACATCCATCTTTTCATCGAGGGTGTCACCCGAGCCTTTACGCATCAGCTAGTACGGCAGCGCACAGCCGTTTATGTGCAGGAGTCTCTCCGGTTTGCTGTTAAGGAGAACGCCGCACTAGAGGTCGTCATGCCACCGAGCATCGCTGTCCTGGAAGATGACGACCCAGCAAGGGCTATCTGGGAATACGCAGTACAGCATGCCGGTATCGCCTACAACCAGCTCGTGAATGCGGGAATTCCAGCCGAGGACGCACGCGGGCTCCTGCCGACAAACATCGCGACTCGAATCCACTACAAGACCAATCTGCGGAACCTAGCTGAGCATTCCGGCCTACGACTGTGCTCTCAGGCTCAGCACGAGTGGAAGCAAGTCTGGGCTGAGATTATCAAGGCAATCCTGAATTACGGTCCGGAAGAGAATCGCTGGCAGCAGAAGCTAATCTGTACCCTGTTTAAGCCAATCTGCTATCAGACCGGTAAGTGCGAGTTTATGGCGCCGACCGACCGTTACTGCGTCATTCGAGAACGAGTCGAGGCTCACCACCGGGCCGGTGAAGAACCGGACGAATGGTTCGACATCGACCCGCATGCCCCGCTTCACCCCGACGCTGCTAGGAGGCCATGGTGAATAACCCAGAATCAGGATGCTGGTACTGCAAAGGTGCTCGCTCCATGTGTACGTGCATCGTAGACTGCGGAGCCCGCCAGGAAGATTACGGACATGTATGCGCTCGATCTCCCCAAAAGGTCCGCCAGGCCTGGCTCCGTTCGATTGGCCTATATACAGAAGAGGAAACTCGAGAGACTGCCATGAGTTATGACGACAAGGCTGATAGGGAGAAATTCATTCGGGAACATGACGAATCTTCATTCACTACGCAGAATGATGCTGCCTTTACATTCATGAAGGCTTGCGGACTAGACCCGACTCCGGATGCTGTCGGCCAGCTGACTGAGGTATTCCTGCCGTGCCTAGAGATTATGTGTAGGCGTCCCTGGAATCCTGAAGGCCAGACATGGCGGCAGGCCGGTCGGCTTGGAGCACTCGCTGACGTTCGAAAGAAATTCCAGCGACTGTGGGAGCGTGCCTGGATTCACGGCAAGGAGCATGACGACAGCGCCATCGATCTGATAAATTACGTCGGATTCTATCTCCGGGCCGACAAGCCATATTTTGGTGACTGGGAGAATCCTGCTCTGGGACAAGACAATAATGCCTAGGCTGACAGGAGATTATCATTACGGCCGTCCCCACGGAAAGAAAGGGGAGGAACCAGAATGACACCAGAAGAAATGAATTATCGCCTTGGAGAAATACTCTGCGAGGTCAGGCCAGACATCAGCAGGGCATATGACATCCTTTTCAATGCTGGCATGAATCCGGACAAGGCTGCCAAGCTGGTGATCAGTGCGGCCAGGCTCGGAAAGGACCCAGAGGAATTTGCCCGGAAATTCCTGCAGCTCAGAAGAGCACTGGCACCTCGGCCGGAGCAGGAGGCAGGTGATGCCTGATGAAGTTCGTCAACCTCCATCACCACTCTACCTTCTCTTTCGGAGATGGGTTTGGAACGCCGACTCAGCACGTAGAACGTGCGGCTGAGCTCGGCTATACGGCCATAGCCCTGACCGAGCACGGAAGCGTCTCGTCTCACTTTCAGCTCGAGAAGGCGGCCATTAAGGCCGGCATGAAGCCAATTTTCGGATGTGAAATTTACTGTGGCCCGGTAGACAATGAGCACCGAGGCCAGTACAAGAACCACCTCACAATACTAGCGAAGGACGCTAATGGATACCGAAGCCTCAACCGAATCGTCACCCAGTCCTATCTCGATTACTATTATCACCCAACTGTCTCTGGATATTCCCTTCAAGCTAACCGGGAAGGACTTGTCATACTTTCAGGCTGTTCAGGATCATTGCTCGCGTGTTCACTTCTTGGAGGAAAAGGAACAGCCGAGCATAACAGTCAGCCCGACTGGGCCAGTGCCCGACGAGCCCTTGAACGATTTGCGGCAACGTTTGGCGGAAACTACTTCCTCGAAGTCCAGCCATTCTACGAACTCGAGCGAACCTGCGCCATAAACCCCGCGTACGAGAGACTAGGCAAGGAGTATGGAATTCGACTGGTGGTCACCCACGATGTTCACTATCCCACTATGGACGATGCCGAGATGCAAGCCGTTCTGCATGCTGTTCATCGTGGCAAGGCTTCGGTCGACGACGTCATGCGCGAGTGGAATTACGCTGTCCCGCTTACTCTGCCTGAGTCTGACCGGGAACTTCAGGATCGTCTCGTCCGCACAGGAATGTCACCCGCCGCAGCGTATGACGCTATCGAGACAAGTGCCGATATAGCCGAGCAATGTAATGTAACCCTCCCCAAGGCCGACAGGCTACAGTACGTAATTACAAAAAAGGATCTAAAACCATGGGTGTAATTCCAGTCGAGGCGAAAGCAGGAGATTTCGTCCTTGTCCATGTCAGCGGGCAAGGCGGCCGAGTTATTCAAGCTCTCCAGTCGCTTAATGGCGACGGATTCGCCGACTATGAGCATGTCGCGCTTTACGTCGGCGAAGGTGTCCTGGTAGAGATGGCTAGCGGAGGGATTCAGCTGGCGAAAACTGGGAAGTATGTCAACATCCCGACACGCTGGAGTACCGGACATTTCGTTCTTCCCAGCTATGTACGACAAGTAATCGTA